GATCTCACGAAAATCAAAAAGTACATGACTATCTGATTTTAAGCGGGTTTCGGAAAGGGGGTTGACCAAATTCCTTAGTAGTAGAGGAAGAGAAATCAACCTCCGGGATGAACCCGTAAGTTAGAAAGGAGAAACGGCCATGGACGGAACGAGACATGAGGTAAAAGTCATTCTTACCCAGATGGATAAAAGAAAAAAACAGCTTCTTACGACCAGAAGAGTTAATATTCGAGAGTTCTTTTTAAGAAAGCTGTTCGGAGAAGCAAGGCAGATTTTGGTGTTACAGCCGGGAGAAACCGTAGAAGCGGTAAAAATTGTTGAAGTGAAGGGAGCCTAATGAAATGAAGAGTAACTTGGAGATTAAAAGAGGTACCGTGGTTTTTGTTGGTGATTTGAACAAGGCAACCACGGGTCATGTGATGAAAGGAAAGCATCCAGCAGTGGTAGTGCAGAACGAGAAGGGAAATCAGTACAGTCCAACATTGATTGTCTGTTATCTTACTTCCCAGCTTAAGCGTTTGGAAATGAAAACCCACGTATTACTGCAGCACTACGACAACTTGAAGCTTTCCGTAGTGCAGGCGGAGCAGATGGCAACCATTGATAAGTCGGATGTGCTGGATGTTGTGGAACAGTTGAAGCCGGAAGATATGGCAAGAGTAGATGCAGCGATTCGTTTTTCGCTGGGATTGGAGGTTTAGCATGGGAAATTCTTTGTATGAGCTGACCGGACAGGCATTGATGGTGAAGCAGATGGCAGAAGACAGTGAGATGGATCCACAGGTATTTGCAGACACCTTGGAAACACTGGACTTTGAAATTGAGGAAAAGGCGGATGCCTATGCAAAGATTATGCGTATGTTGGATGGTCAGATTGCGATTCTGGAGTCAGAGATTGCCAGACTGACCGGCAGAAAGAAGACCTTGGAGAACAATGTGGAGCGTATGAAACGCAACTTGGAGCAGTCCATGGTGTTGTTGGATAAGAAGAAATTTAAGACGGATTTGTTCAGCTTCAATATCCAGAAGAATCCGGCATCGGTGAATATTGTTGGTGAAGTGCCGGAAGAGTTCCTGATTCCGCAGGAGCCGAAGGTGGATAAAAAGGCGATTATCGCATTTGTGAAGGAACACGGTAACACGGATTTTGCAGAGCTGACCCAGACGGAGAGCCTGCGTATCAGATAGGAGGCTGCTATGGCAAATTTAATTGGAATTATGGGGGAGCCGGGAAGCGGGAAGACAACATCCCTTAAAATGCTTCCCCCGGAGAAAACGTTTTTGGTGGATTGTGACGGTAAGGGTTTGAACTGGAAAGGGTGGCGTGACCAGTACAGTCAGGAGAAGGGGAATTATACGAAGACTTCGGAACCAGAGGTTGCGCTGCAGTGTATGAGGGCCATTGGCACCAACGAGAAGTACAAGCATTTTCAGTATTTAGTCGTAGATACCGTAAACAATCTGATGGTTTCTGAGGAAATGCGTCGCTGCAAGGAGAAAGGATACGATAAGTGGACTGACCTTGCCCAGAGCGTATGGGCTTTGGTGGAGCTTCCTGCGACACTCAGGGAAGATTTAACCGTAATTTTGGTGTTTCATACCCATACGGAACGTACCGAGGATGGATACGAGCGTATCAGAATTAAAACGAACGGTCGAAAGGTCGAGAAGAACGACATCGATTCCAAGTTTAACTGGCTGCTTAGGACTGTAAAGCAGGGTGACCGTTACGTTTTTGAAACAACTTCTCACAATTCTTCCAGCCGTTCGCCGCTGGATGCATTTGCGGAAGATTTTATAGATGCAGACATCATGGCTGTATTGGAAGTCATGAAGGATTATTGATTAAGGAGGATTTGAATTATGGCAATTAAGAGTTTTAAGGATTTTGCTCAGACAAAGAGCTACGGGGAGATTCAGGCTCTCCCGAAGGGTGGATATGTAATGCGTATCCTTGGTGCAACTGTGGAGGAAAACTCTATCGGACAATACGTGAAAATCCAGATGGATATAGCAGAAGGCGAATACCGTGATTTCTTCCATCGTGACTACGAAAACCAGCAGACCGAAGACAAGAAGTGGCACTGCAATTATCTTCTTAATGTCCCGAAGGACGATGGCACGGAGCAGGACGGTTGGACAAAGCGTAAGTTTAAGACGTTCACGGAGTCTTTGGAAGAAAGCAATCCGGGATACCATTTTGACTGGGATGAGGCGAAGTTTAAGGGGCTGTTGATTGGCGGTCTGTTCAACGAGCGTCAGTACGAGAAGAATGACGGTTCTATCGGTACGAGCATCAATCTGGCAGCAGTGTGTAAGGTTGAAAATATTCGTAGCGGCAAGTATACGCTGCCGAAGGATAAGCTTTTGTCCGGTGGTCAGAGCAGAAGTGGAGCATCCTTGCCGACAGACGCAGACGGTTTTATGAATGTGCCGGATGGTCTGGATGCAGAGCTTCCGTTCGCGTAAGTCATGACTGTGTTAGAGCAGGAGAAAGTACTGAAAAGCATGGAAATCCTGATTGATACAAGGGAACAACCGACAGAACGGGCACGGAAGCGTTATGAGCGTTTCGGGTGCCCGTATCGTCGGGCAACGTTGAGTTATGGGGATTATGCGTGTAATGCAGTACTTCCCGGAGGAGAAGCAATTTATGATCCGAAGAAAACGGTAGAGCCGCTTTGTGTGGTGGAACGAAAAATGAGTTTGGATGAACTGGCGGCATGTTTTTGTAAGGGTCGCCAGCGTTTTACCAATGAGTTTGAGCGGGCTGCCGCTGCCGGAGCACGCATTTATTTGATCGCCGAAAATGCCACATGGGAAAATCTGTTGAATGGGAAATATCGTACCAACATGAACCCGGTGGCATTTAAGGCATCTGTCGTGGCATTTATGGTGCGGTACAATGTAAATCTTGTGTTTTGCAAGGAAGAATCCAGTGGCGAACTGATAAAGGAAATTTTATATCGTGATTTGAAGGAACGATTAGAGAGAGGTGAGTTTGGGTGAGCAACGCGAAGGGTTTTGTGGGCATTCATCGCTCACTTCAAGAGCATTGGCTGTGGGATGATAAGCCGTTTTCTAAAGGGCAGGCATGGATTGATTTGATTATGCTTGCCAACTACAAGGATGAGAAATTTTCATTCAAGGATGAGGTGATACACGGTAGGCGAGGGACTGTCTACCGTAGTATTACCTATCTTGCGGAGCGTTGGGGATGGGGCAGGGATAAAACCAGTCGTTTTTTGCGTCAGTTGGAAGGTGACGGTATGGTGCGTGTCCATTCGACAACACATCAGACAACCGTAACTATTGTAAATTACGGGCTTTATCAGGATTTTTCGGGTAGTGTGTCGGCAACCAATCGGCAACAGGTCGGCAACCAGTCGGCAGTAAGTCGGCAACCAGTCGGCACATACAATAAGGAGAATAAGGAGAACAATGGGAACAAGGAGAATAATGGCTTCGGTAATGGTCAGTCGGAACAGGAGCTGGCGGCAGCGGAGGCATGGTTCGAAAGTTTAGAAGAGTGAGGTGACGGAAGATGGCATTGTATGAATTTAAGAGCGAGGATGCGGAAGAGTTTGCGAGATTTATGCATATTCCGGTAAGGAGAAAAGGGAATGAGTTAATCTTCAAAAAGTGTCCGTTCTGTGGAATGACATCTTCGGAGAAAGAGAAGTTCTCCATTAACCTTACCAATGGGCAGTACCATTGCTTCCGAGCCAGCTGTGGTGCTAAGGGGAATATGATTAGCCTGTCACGGCAGTTCAATTTCAGCCTGAGCAGTGCAGTGGATGAGTATTACCGGAGCGTAAAGCAGTATAAGAAATTCAGAGTTGCGGAAAAGCCGGTACCGAAGCCTGCAGCGGTTGCATATATGGAATCCCGGGGGATTTCCGAAGCGGTGACAACGAAATATCACATTACGGTTCAAAAGGATAAGGAAAACATTTTGGTGTTTCCGTTCTATGACGATAAGGGCATTTTGCAGTTTATCAAGTATCGTAAGACGGATTTTGATAAGGCAAAGGATAAGAATAAAGAGTGGTGTGAGGCTGACTGTAAGACGATTCTGTTCGGAATGGATCAGTGCAATATGGAAAATGACACTCTGGTTTTAACGGAAGGGCAGATTGATTCGCTTTCTTTGGCGGAAGCCGGTATTGAGAATGCGGTGTCGGTACCGACCGGAGCAAATGGTTTTACATGGCTTCCCCATTGTTGGGATTTTCTCTGTAAGTTCAAAACGCTGATTGTGTTTGGAGATTACGAGAAGGAAAAAATCACTTTGCTGGATGAGATGTACAGTCGGTTCAATGGAACGGTAAAGCATGTGCGACCAGAGGATTATTTAGGCTGTAAGGATGCCAACGAGATTTTGAAGAAACACGGAAAAGAGGCACTGGTTACGGCGATAACACAGGCTATCCCGGTGAAACATCCGAAGATTATGTCTTTGGCGGATGTGGAACAGGTGGAACTTGGGAAGTTGGAATGTTTTTCTTCCGGTATTCAGGCATTGGACAGAATCCTTGGTGGATTTTATTTCGGACAGCTGATTCTTCTGACAGGAGAACGAGGGGAAGGAAAGTCAACGCTGGCATCTCAGTTCGGTTCCTTTGCAGTGGCAGCAGGGCACAATGTTTTCTTTTATTCCGGAGAACTCATGAACTGGTATTTTAAGGCATGGTTTGACGGACAGGTGGCAGGTAACGATTTTGTGAATCGCTTTGTGACAGCATCTGGGTTTACAAGTTATTCCGTAGATAATTGTGCTTTACCGATTATCGAAAAGTGGTACCGGGATAGAGTGTACATCTACGATAACAATATTCTGGCAGATAAGTCCGAAGAGGAAACGCTGCTGACTACACTGGAGATGGCTATAAAACAGTATGGCTGCAGGGTGTTGGTGGTGGACAACCTGATGACGGCGATGGTGGATGATACAAGTGTTGACCAGTACCGACAACAGACGATTTTTGTAAATGCTCTTGCACGACTGGCGAAGATTTATAACGTGATTATTTTCTTGGTGGCACATCCGAGAAAAAAGACCGGTATGGAGTTCGACAATGACGATATCGCAGGAAGCTCCAATATCACGAACCTTGTTGATGTGGTTATTCGGTATTCCAGACCGAAGGGAAAGGATATTCCTGCGGATACTCCGGAGCGGGAATTGAAGGTCTATAAGAATCGTCTTACCGGACAGACAAATCGGGTTGGCGTTAAGCTGTTTTTTCAGCCGGAAACGAAGCGTATTTCTGAAAGCAGTTATAGCTTTGATTGGAGGCTTGGCTGGGAAGAGCAATATGAGCAATTAGAGTTCGTCCCGGTTCGGGA